ATCATGGCGGGGCTAGCATAGCTATACCGAATCACACTACTACCGCTCTTCATATAGAGCTGATTTTCTTCAAACTCAATCTCACAATCCGGCATGACCGATGCGGCACCAATAAAGGTGCTTAGGTCATAGATTGCAAACTCGCGAGGAATTGTATAATCCAACTTGGCACGAGCAAGAATGGTCTTGCTCGTGGATACCGTGGAGAGAATATCTCCTGCCTTAAATAGAATGGACTGATTAATCATATTAAAGTTCTTGAGAATCTCAAGAGTTTTCACATCAAGCTTCATATACAATAAACTCCTTAATGCTAGCGCTTCTTGCCTAGCTTTCCAACATCAGCTGTAGCTGATGCTCCGATTGAAGCCAAGTCTGATAGACTTCCTCCGAAAATATAAGAACCGACATGCTGGGTTACCATCCAGGGGCATAGCCAGATCTTACCACCCGCTTTACGCACGTGCTGGCAGAACATGTAATCCTCTGATAGGTAACGCTTGGTTAAAGGATCAATGATGCAGTCAAAGTACGCCATGATCTCACGTGAACCATCGAAGTGTTCGGTGCGGACATGGTCTGGACGATAAAGCTGCTCGGGGTAAGCCTTATCATATAGTTCAAAGGCTCGGCGTCGAATCATCATAAACCCTGTGCCAGCTTCTAGAACTTCGGCAGGCTGATTAAGAGGAATTTCAGTAGCACCGGAAGCTGGATTAAATACGAAATCCCCTACGTAACGTTCCAGGGCATTAGGATCATCATCTGCGCGACCAGCATCTACTGCCTGCTTAATCTTTTCCCAAGATATACACTTTTTGGGGTATGGTCCAGCTAAAATATCGTACTCTGATTCTTCAGATTGAAGTGCGAGAAGTGATAGCACATCATTAGCGTTAAACCCGATATCGCTATCGATGAACATCATGTGCGTGCAGTCTGAGCGAAGGAATTCATCGCAGCAGTAATTACGAGCCCGAGTAATTAGAGATTCATTGAAAAGGAAGTAGTGACGCAGCTCGATACCGTACTTAACACAGAGCCCGGTAAGGTCGGCGATTGAACGCGTATAAAGTCCTGCACATTGACCACCGTACATCGGTGTAGCTACGAACAGCTTACGCTTACGCAACTCTTCAATTGATACCTTAATTTCCATAACAACCTCACGTAAAATTTTATACCACTTTATATAGTGATCGATAATCGCGAGTTTTCGAATAAGCTTATGGACTACTTTGTTTTATATTGCCTTTGGTTACGTACTGTTATATACTCAACTATGTTGCAATAATATTAATATTGGATATTATGAATAAACGATTGATCAAGGCTAAACAAGAGCACGAGAAGTACCTCATGTCAATGGGTGTACATCCAGATCAACTACGACAGAAGAAGCGTATCAATAAACCAGTATACAATCCTAAAGTAACAACCAATAATAATATTACCGAGAAGAAAGTATTTCTAGAAGATACATCTGCATATAAAAACACCGGTACAGTAAAGGGTATTCTAGCTAATATCCATAACGAACCAATACACGTACAGAATAAGATTAAAGAATTGCAGTCACGTATCATGCCACTTTATAACAAGGGTGGTCTTCAACTAGCATCTAAAAACGAAGATCTAACTACTGTTGGTAGTCGATCTAGACGAGGATAGATAGATAACATCAAACAACGATCCCGTGGTCCAACGGATAGGGCAAGAGCCTTCTAAGCTCTAAGGTGGGGGTTCGAGTCCCTCCGGGATCGCCATAACACTAAAAGTGATAATGGATATTACACGCAGTAAAGAATTCAAATCAGCATTTTGGTTATGGTTTGATTCGCTTTCCAAAGAAGAAAAGAAGAGGTTTTGGGAGTATCCAGCCGATATGGCTATGATATACTTCTATAACCGTGTGTATAATCCCTATAAATACCCCCATTAATAAACAATTTAGGGAGTGATTCATGTTATGATTAAGGCAGGTGGAAAACACTTAATCATCGACTATTGGGGTGTCGATGCATCTAAGCTTATAAGCTGTGAAGAAGTAGACGCTGTTTTTCGCAAGGGTGCGGAAGATTCTAGCGCTACGGTTCTTAGCAGTCACTTTCACCATTTTGGTGAGGGGTGCGGTATTACTGGAGTAGTAATTCTTTCCGAGAGTCATATGTCGATTCATACATGGCCGGAGAAAAACTATTGCGCTATCGATATCTTCATGTGCGGTGAGTGTGATCCACGTACCGCGTTAAAAACGCTGGATGATTATTTTGCATCATCCTATTCTAAGGTCCAATTAATTGAGCGAGGCGAGCAATAATATGAGCGGATATTGGGGCTACCACCTACTAATCGACTGCAGCCGGTGCGATATTCCTCGCATTACTAGCCGAGATAACATCTATACTTTTACTAAGGAACTAGTCGAGCGTATCGACATGAAGGCTTATGGTGAGCCTACTATCGAACACTTCGCTACTCATGATCCCGATAAGGCTGGATTCTCTCTAGTACAGCTTATCGAAACATCTAATATCACCGCACACTTTGTCGATAAGAATGGCGATTGTTACATTGATATTTTTTCATGTAAGCCGTTCTCGGAGAAGGTTGCAGTACAGACCGTACAAGAGTTTTTCAAGCCTGAGCACGTAATTACTCGATTCCTTAATCGACAGGCTAAGGGATTTATCGCGTAATATTACAGAGTACTAAAATATGACTTTGATAATTGCGTATATTCTTCTATACATGATAGAAGCTAGTACGCTAGCGTATGTTGCGGTGTTTTTTGTATGGCTGCTTCATCTCGCGCATCATGGCAAGGGATAACCTGTGAATATTTTTTACCTCTCCTCCGACCCTATCGAAGCCGCAAAGTGGATGGTAGATAAGCATGTAGTTAAGATGATTGTCGAGTCAGCTCAGCTGCTATCTACCGCCCATCGTGTGCTTGATGGTCGCGAGGAGAGTTGTGTTGTTAATGGTCGCAACAAGAAGCTATGGGTGTTGGATGATGATCGTGACGGTATTGTATACGCCGCGACTCATATCAATCACCCATCAGCTATCTGGACTCGGCAATCAGTAAGCAATTATAACTGGCTTGTCGAGCATTTCTTCGCATTGATGCAGGAGTATACGTATCGCTACGGCAAGACCCACAAGTGTCAAACCGTAGCATATACTCTGCAATCTCCTCCTAATAATCTCAAGCAGTATGATATGACTACTATGCCATCTGCTATGGCGGAGGAGTATGTTATTAGCGAGGATCCTATTATTAACTACCGTAATTACTACAAGCACGGTAAGTCCAATCTCCATGCTTGGAAGAATCGCCAACCCCCAGAATGGATTACAGTATGAGCTCGGATAATATTAGTTTTTGTGTAGCAATTGCCGCGGTAGTTGCATGTGTAGCGATTATCGTGTTGGGTATTTTCAGTTACGCTCGACAATCCACCGAACAGTATTATATTACAGCAAACCGTTGTATTGAATCACGCGGTACATGGGTACCTACACTTAATAGCACCGGTGCATGTATCATTACTAGGAATCAAGATCAGTGATGCAAGTTACGATTTATAGCAAGCCAAATTGCAGTTATTGTGAGAAAGCTAAGAACTTCTTCAAGAATAAGAAGATTGGGTTCCACGAAGTCCGTGTAGGTGATCATATTACTACATCCGCATATACCGCGCAGACTGGAATGACAAGTGTGCCCGCAATTTACCTTGATGATCAACTCATTGGAGGCTATGATGATCTAGTCGACTATGTCGTTGACAACCCTGATAAGTTTTAAGGATACCTCATGTCTGGCGATGTACTGAGTGAAGCGCTACGCGGTGTTGTAGCTGTTACCTTTACCAAGCGTGATGGCTCAACGCGTATTATGCGATGCACTACTAACCTAGCCTTGATTCCTTCGAATCAGCACCCAGCTGGATCGAAGCCATACACACCCAACCTTCATCGTGTTTATGACCTAGATATCGCTGAATGGCGGTCATTTCGTGATGACACTGTATTGAAGGTCGAAATTCTAGAAGGTTCATAATGGTAAAGTTGACGATTGTTGATAGCGCTACCGATGTTGCGGTGAACGCAAAAGGTGGTACAGAACTAATGCGAGACGCGCTACTTAAGCGCGTCTCCCCTGATCTTTTAGATCATTTTCAGATTATTTGTTCTCGGCCAGGCGAACTAAATCCAGATAAGCTTAAAGTCCTCTGGTGCCACGATCTTCCAGAAGATCCATACGTAGCGAAGCTGTCAGACCCAAGCTATCTTGATAAGTTTGATCTGCTTGTCTTTGTATCAAACTGGCAGATGGATCAGTATTCGCGCACTCTCAATGTACCTTATAGTAAGTCTATTGTACTTGAGAATGCTATTGAACCCATTGATTACGCTACGAAGACTAAGGAGAAGATTAAGCTAATCTACACTCCAACCCCTCATCGCGGATTGGAGCTTCTTGTTCCCGTGTTTAAGAAGCTATGTGAATATTTCGATAATATTGAACTAGATGTATTCTCCAGCTTTAAGCTTTATGGCTGGGATCAGCGTGATGAGCCGTATCGTCAAGTAATTGAAGAATGTAAGCAGCACCCCAAGATTAACTATCACGGTACAGTATCTAACGATGAGATTCGTAGTGCTCTTCAGGCTGCGCATATCTTTGCGTACCCATCAATCTGGCCAGAGACTAGTTGTCTGTGTCTGATTGAGGCTATGAGTGCACGATGCATTGCCGTACATCCAA